ATGCGTGATTCGCGAGAGGCACATGCCGGAAGGCGCCAGCAAGGCCCGGTGTCGAAGGCGCCCGGCCTCTGGGCGGCCGGGGCTGGCTGCCTGGTACTGAGCATCGCCTTCGTCATCGCACTGTATTGCTTGACGGCAGGTTTCAAGGTCTGGACCTTGGATGACCGCCGCAGCATGATGTCTGCGGACCGAAGTCTGATTGCACCACCCGTGGAGCTTCGCGATGAACGCGGCCGCAGTTTTGTGCCGTGGACCCCAACGTCCCGAGACGAGCATGTCTATCTGGTGGATTTCATCTACACGCGGTGCACCACAGTATGCGCGGCGCTGGGTTCGGAGTTCTTTCAACTCCAGCAACGTGTGAAAACGGGAGCGCTGGCGGGCCGCGTCGAGCTCCTGTCGGTTTCCATTGATCCCGCTCATGACGATGCGCGAAGCCTAGGCGCATATGGCAACCAGCAACATGCCGACCCAGCAATCTGGCGCATCGGCGCTCCGCTGACCACGGAATCAAAGGAAGCGCTATTGCGTTCGCTCGATGTGGTTGCCATTCCCGACGGGCTCGGCGGATACGTGCACAACGGCGAGATTCATCTCATCGACGCGCGTGGTGTCGTCCTCGGTCTTTACGATTACAGCGCGTTCGATGCCGCGTTGACGGCGGCTCAGCAGGTGCTGCGATGAAGCTCGCCGCCCGGTATTCCGCAACGCAGTTCTCTCTCCACCGCACATGGGTCGAGTGGTGCGCCGTCTTCCTGCCTGCCGTGTTATTGCTGGCGCCGATCCGCAACGCCGTCGAATCGTCCATGGCATTGCAGATGCTTGCTGAGTTTCCTTTCGTAATGGCATCGGGATTTGCAGCGTCACGCATGGTTTCGCGACGCATTGGCGATGGCCGCGCCTTTGAAGCAATCATGCACATGGGGCTGGTGCCTCTGCTCGGTGCAACTTTGTGCCTCATGTTCTGGATGGTGCCACTGGGACTCGATCTGGCCCGGCTTGATGCCGGCATCGATGCTGCCAAGCTGGCATCGCTGTTTATTGCGGGCGGCGCTCTGCAGCATGGGCTGCGGCGCGCGCCCGGCGGGGGGCTGGTTTTCTTTGCTGGAAACCTGATCTGGATGCTCGCCACGGTGGGCTTGCTGTTTCATGACACACCGACCCGTCTGTGCGCCAGTTATCTGATGGACGATCAACGCCTCACCGGAATCGGCTTAGTGGCGTACGCCATCGCGGTTGCCATTGGAATCGTCCTGCACCTGCGACGATTGCCTGGATTCGGATTTTCCTTCCTTGCGCAGGATCGGGATACTGACGAGCAATAGTGTCGAAGAGACTCAGTGACGCAGCGGTGTTAATTTGCACGGAATCCAGACCCAGGATTTGCGTGCGCTCATAGAACGGCTGATCAGATGGAATAGCAATGCCCCGCCAGCGATGGCGGACGCAAAATGAACGAAACTAACCCGAACGAACGATCCGAATGAACATCCTTGGTCGCTGCATTGCAATTGCCATAGCTACTTTTGCCTGTGCAATTGCCGGGGGCTATGTACACAAGCTGCTCCCCGCCGAAATCAGTCTTTCAGTGGATGTAATCAGATCGGTTTCCGGTTTGATTGGCACTCTTTTTGCCATTGTTTTAGGCCTCCTTGTATCCTCCTCCTACACCACCTTCAACAGCCATCAGGCCGACTTTAATTCACTGATCAATTCAGTCGCCAATATCGACCTCTTACTGAAGCAATTTCCTGATGTGTCTGATAAGCCAAGGCTTATGCTGCGGCAGATGGTTGTTCGCTTGCTGCGACGATACTGGCCCCGTGAGAGCAAGAAGCATGGCGGAGAGGTCAGCTACAGCCATCTGTCCGAAGATGTCGAGACGGTACTGGAGATCAACAGGCTCTCCGAGGCGTTCAGAAATATTACTCGTGACGATCTAAACTCAATCCGGCAATTCTCCAGCAACTTCATTTCCATTCAATCCAATATTGTCAGGAGCCTTTCTAGCCAAGTTCCGACGTTGCTTCTTGTCATTGTTTTTGGATGGGCCTGTTTGCTGTTCTTTCTTTATGGAAGCCTCAGCAGCGGCAGTGTGCTCGCGTTGTTTTTTCTGCTATTGGGTGCCATCGCCATCGCGAGCGCCAATTTTCTGATACTGGAATTGACCCATCCGTACCAAGGCATATTCAAGGTGTCTAGCGCGCCATTCGATTTGCTGCTGGAATCCATGATCGAAGAGAAGGATTCGTCGGGCCCACAGTCATAGCTGATTGCTGGCGGAAATCAGATTCTGCAGGGCAGCAACGAAGCGCTCTGTTTGCGCGAGGCCGTTGCCGATGCGCTGCCGAACATCCCACACATCCTTCTCGGCATGGGGCCTGCCTCCGTGTCAGCAGCAAACGCCCATGGCGCGCGCTCTAGGGTTGCTCCCCGCTACCCAGACTGCAGTACGGCGCTCTTTGGTCTTGGCTGTCGATCTGGTTCGCCACGCCCGGCGTCGCCGGCGAGTCTGATTCGCCCTTGCTTGTGCCGCAGAGGCCGGAACGGCAGCGAACCGACGCCACCATACTGGTACTGCTGAGGGGATTCACTACCACACTGGTACAGCGCAGGTGTGGACGATCCAGGGCTGCTGGAAGTATCGCGAGTACCCCGACCAGCCGCAGACGGCGGGCTCCTACCTGTACGAGCCCGGCGGCTCGGTGCATACCTTCTACACCCCCGAAGACAACACCGAAGACACCTTCACTATCGCCTGGATCGAAGGCGCGCAAGTCAGTTTCAACGAGGACGGCACGTTCCACTCGCTCAATGACGCGGTCTCGATCCGATACGCGATCGAGGCCCTCGCGGCGGCACGCGGGATCGGCCCGGTGCCGTACGTCCGCGGCAATGGCGCCGACGTGGTCGGGTCCTGACCAAGACCACCTCATCGGCCCAGGGATTGGCGCCCGTTGGCTTTATCCACGACGGCTCGTCCGGGGCGATCAAGACGCCGTAAGCCCCGGCGGGCATTCCTGGCACCTGACATTGTGCGGGCCATGTTAGACGGTGCCCAACCGCCAAGCCTGGCCTCGGATACGCTCAAATAGAGCGTCCCGTTGCCCATCGATTGGGCTGCCCGGCGCGCGCTGCTGGGATTCGCTTCGGCTTAACAACCCCGATATTGGGGTGTCCAAACCACCTAACGGTACCGCCGTACTGTCGCGCTGAGAATGGCGCCCTCAAACCCCTAAAAACTTGGGCCATCTGTACCGCCGAGAACGCGTAAACGGCAAAGCCCCGCCAAGGGCGGGGCTTTGTTCGAACCAGGCCCCGTTTGACGGGGGCGCTGGACTTGCTGGCGGAGAGGGTCCTTTTTGAACCCCTCGCATACTGCCTAGCGCAAGGGTCAGGCGGCCAGCCTGTTCCTCGGTTTCGCGGCGCTAAGCAGCTTCCGAAAAACCTTCCAAAGATTTGCCGTTGCGGGGTCGTAAGCCTGCTCGAGCAGGGCGATTGCGGCCACCGGATTCATGCCCGCTGCTCTCCCTAGCTTGGCTTCTTCGCTCGCGGTCAGTGCTGAGCCGCGTGCTACGGCGTTGTCAATCCGTCTTAGGTTTACGCCTGCCGCATCTGCCAGAGCGCGGTAGCTATTGAATCCGCCTCTCTGTTTAATAAATTCAATCGCATCCTTTACACTCATTTTGAGTCCTCCTGTGCTATTGTGCATTCACACTCAATTTGAGTGTAAACGCTCAATATGAGTGCGTTAACCATACACCAATTTGCTCATTCGTCGGAGCCACTATGTCGAACACTCAAAAGCTGACCATCATCGCCATCAACAGCCGCAACGGCGTCTCGGCCAAGACGGGCCGTCCCTACTCGATGCATGAAGCGCAATGCATCCTGACCGAAGAAGTGGTTGATGCGACCGGCGCTACTGCCGCGCAAGTCAAGGTTGGCCGTGTGAACGTCGCCGACGAACTCAAGGACACCACGCCCGGCGATTATCTGGCCGACTACAAGCTGTTTGTCTCGCGTGATGGTGAATTGGTTGCACGCATCGTCGGCCTGAAAGCTCTGAACATGCGGCCCGCTGCCAATGCACAGAAGGCGCAAGCCGCTGCATCGTGATCATGCTGCATGACGCAAAGCCTGCGGAGGGGATGACCCTTCGTGGGCTTTTTTCGGTTTACGGGGTGCGTGATGAAACGGCTGCTGTGCTGCGCTCTGTTCGTGTGGTGCCTTGGTTTCGTGGCTGGCATCACGGCGTGGATGCACTCCGACTATTTCCGTGCCGTCGTTTGGTACTTCCTGAATAGGTGGGGTTCCTGATGCTGAATTTTCTGCTCGGTTATCTGGTTGGGTCTGCGTCGTCGCAACCCGCTGTTCCTGCTATGCCGATGTCGCCTGAGGAAGCAGTTGGGTGGGCATTGGTGATGTTCGTCGTGGTGATGTTGTTGCTGAGTGTTTTTGTGCGTGGTCTGAAGCGGGGGCTGTGATGGTCGATCCGCATGACAACAAAACGATGGAGATAAACGTGATGGCTGATGGCATTTCTGTAGAGCGTCTTAAAGGGGTCATGCAGGACCCGGCGAATTCGTCGACGCGATTCGTATTTAACGACTATGCGCAGGGCGCCCTGCTGTCGTTGCTGTCGTTGTTGATGAATGACCCTGCGAGCCCGCTTGTGCGGGTGGCTACTTACCTCCATGGCGAGGTGTGGGCGCAGTCGACGATCGAGGTTCATGCCGATGCGCGGCAGGCATTTATCGACAACTACGTCGACGTGAGTGACCGCGAGTCCGGTCAGATCGGTTGACGCCATGGATGACTGGAAGCGCGTTGCGTGGCTGCTCGTCGGCATCGTGATTGGCGCTGGCTGGGCATATGCCGCGTCTTGGCATTGGCTCCATGACGTTGATGTGCGTGACGAAATGGAGCGTGCAACAGCGCAGGTTTCGTATCGATAAGGGGCTGCTGTGGGGCTTTCGGATTGGTTCTCGGGGTTGTTCGATGACGGCGAGTCTGGTCAAGAGCAGCACTTGTTCGCGGCGGATGAGTTGCAGGGCAAACGCGAGCGTGCAATTCGTAAGCGTGATGCGGCACGTGATGAGGAAGACCGTGCGCATGAGCGGGAGATGGCTGCGCGAGATCGTGAGTATGCGGCCACGCTGAAGGCGTCTCTTGTCGCGGATCGGCTGGTTGTAGTGATGGACCGTCTGTGGGCTGCGGAGAAAAACGGCGAGATCGATCCGGGGGCAAAGCTGGCGAACTGGGACGACGAAGCTGAAGAGCTAGCGCACATATCGCACGGTCTCGAAATGCTGCATCAGCGGTTCGACGAAGAGCGTGAAGAGGCTGAGTTAGATGCCCAGTCGTGGCTGCGCAAATACGCGATGGCGCATGCCCGTGGTGACGATCTGCAAGACCAAATCGACAAGCTGTCTGAGCAGTACGACCAAGCGATAGAAGCCGCAGGGCTTTAGGGAGAAACGTATGAGCTATGACGGCTTCATGGTGCTAGCGGTGGGTTTCGTCGCGGTCTGCTTTTGCCTCGGCTTCATTGCGGGGAATACGCGATGAGCTACAGCGCGTCGGACCTAGCTACGTATGCGGGCTTCTGCATGTTGTTCTTTTTTTCGGGTTGGCTTGTCGGGTCGTTGTTTCGGCTTGGTCGCAAGTTGCTCGATCTTTTTTGACCGGTTGATGGGCCAAGCCGGGCAATTTCTCAACCGGCCCATTTTTGGAGGTGAATCATGAAGGTGAATCTGGAAGGTGCGAAGCAGAAGCTGCTGCTGGCATCGGTTGCCGTGGCTGGCATGGTCGGTGCGGTCGGCGCTCAAGCGCAAACCACGTTCGATTTTCCGACCGCGATGCAACCCGTGTTCGACAGCACCACGTCGAATGCCACGGCGCTCGGCACCAAGGCAATCGCTGCTGCGGTGATCGTGTGGGGCATCTACATCGGCTTCCGCATCGGCCGCAAGTTGGTCAACAAGGTTGCCTGATGTACCGGCCCGCGAAGCTAGCTCCCCTGGCCCTCGCGGGCCTTTTGTTTTTGAGCGCATGCGGGACTCGGCTTGATCCCATGTATGAGGTGTTCTATGCCTGTCATTCCTATGAAAGCCCCTGTGCGCGCTGAGTGTGTGCGCCGTGTTTGGATCGATTTACTGTTAGCGCCGATGGCGGTGATGGTTGCGTTGGTGTTGTCACTGGGCATGCCTGTTCGCGGATATGCGCAGACGAACATGACGTTGGGTCAGTTGATCCCTGATTTGATTCGCAATACTTCGCAGACTGTGACGGCGTCGTCGGCCGGGTTGCAGGTTGCAGAGGGCGGAAGTGTGGGTATTCGGTCGGGTTCGTCGTTGATCGGCGAGGTTGCTATCAACGAGCTGCGTGTAATTCCGTTGGCGCGTATCGCAGCGCGTGCAGTTACTGGTGTTGCTCCTGTGATGCTTGCCATGCTTGCTGTTGATTTGATCGGCTATGGCATCAAGCAGTGTGCAAATAGTGCGAGTGGTTGGTGTGGCCCGCAGCAGTCGCCGAATGCTGGTGATGTGGGCTTTGATGGGTATTCGTGGGCGTGCTCTACCAATTTCGGTGGCAACTTTTCGGCTGGTGGTGATAGTCCCGATGCGGCGTGTCAGGCGGCTGTTGCTAAGACTGGGTGGGCGTACGGTGGTCGGTGTGTCACGCCGGGTGGCGCCGATGGCGCAATGGTCACTGCGCCGTCTGGCGGTGACCCGGTTTGTTTGTCGGTTGCCATTAATCACAACGGCGCATGCGCGACGGGCTATATGCAATCCGGCGGCTCGTGTGTCCCTAACCCGAATGTGCCGCAGGTCCCTTATACCTACCCGCAGTTGTCGCCCAAGCTTGCACAGGCGCTTTCTGGCAATCCTGATCGTGCAAAAGACTACTGGGGCGTCATGTCTCCGGCGGATTGGTATTCGGAGCTTGCACAGCCAACTACGCAAGCGAAGCCCGCGCAGATTGTGAGTCCGGCGGATGGGAAGGTTACTGGGCCGAGTACTACAACGCAGACGCCGAACGGCACGACGACATCGCAAACAAGTTGTACGGTGGCGCCAAATAGCGACTCAACGACGTTGGCAAACAAGCCGGTCAGTGTCGCGTGTGCTACGACTACGACGAATCCGGATGGCACTACGTCAACCACGACGACGACGACGACGCCGACAACTAGCGGAGGGGCTAACCCGCAGCCTGCGCCGCTTCCAGCCTCGTCGCCTATTCCTTGCGGGCTTGGGACTAGCGGTAGTCCTAAGTGCTTGATTGATGAGACGGGTACGCCGACAAAGGCTGATGGCGCAACTGCCATGGTGCAGCCATCCACTGACTTGCAGAGTGCGGAGCAGGCTGCTGAGACGCAGTTGCAGAGTGTGAATAACAGCCGCTCTTGGAATCTGTCGATGCCGCACATTTTGCCGGGCGGGACGTGCCAGCCGATTGAGTGGTTTTCGTGGGGATCGTGGCGCGGTACGTGGGACGTGTGTACGCAGCTTCAGTACGTGCGCGATTTGCTTGCGTGGCTGTGGCCGGTGCTGTCTGCGGTCTACGTCTGGAACAAGGCAGCAGGCGCGAATGCCGGCGTTGTCTAAAGGGAGTCCATCATGCCGTTGCTTGCTTCGTTGATGGTTGGGCTGTTCGGGTCGATGGCGGGTTTTTTCGCAAAGTGGTTTACGCAGAAGGTTGCATTTGCGATGGCTGCTGTCGCTGCGTTCGGCACGCTGACAACTGGGATGCTTGCTGCGCAATCGCTTGTGCTGAACGGGTTGATTGGCGCGATGCCGACGTATCTTGCGGTGCCTCTCGGTGATGCGATGTGGCTCTTGGCTGCGGATAGTTTGAACGCCGCGCTAGACGTTGCCTTTGCAGCGGATGCAGCCATCTTTTTGTATCGCTGGGGTGTGGGGAACATCAAAATCGTAGCGGCGGCCTGATATGCCGATCTACATCATCACTGGCCGTCTTGGCTCCGGCAAAAGTCTCGCAACGGTTGGGCGTATCCGTGACCTGTTGGCAGAGGGTCGCCCTGTTGCTACCAATCTAGACTTGAATCTCGAAAAGCTGTGCGGACCGAAGGCCAAGACGCCACGTGTTGTGCGTTTGCCGGATAAGCCTACGGTCGGTCATCTCGATAGCCTTGGACGTGGTAACGAGAGTTATGACGAGACCAAAAACGGCGGCATCTTTCTCGATGAGGTCTCGCAGTTGCTGAATGCGCGTAACTGGCAGGACAAGCGGCAACAGGACGTGATTGACTGGCTGGTACATAGCCGTAAAAAGGGCTGGGACGTGTATTTCATCTGTCAGCACATCAGTCAGGTGGACCGCCAGGTGCGCGATGCGCTGGTCGAGTATCTGGTTGAGTGTCGGCGCTTTGACCGGCTGAAAATTCCCTTCATATCGAGCGCTGTGGACACGTTCACGCTCGGCAAAGTCAAGCTAAAGCTTCCGCGTATGCACGTTGCAAAGGTGCTCTACGGCACAGAATTCAACGCAATGGTTGCGGACCGTTGGTGGTATCGCGGTGAGGATTTATATGCGGCATATGACACGCGACAGGTGTTTAGGGAAGACGCATCGCAAGCGCCTTACAGCTACCTGCCGGGCTGGTACACACACGGTCGTTTGCAGCCGCAGAAGGTGCGCGGCATAGAGGCCAAGCTCAATGAGCGCCGGAAAATTCTCAAGCTGCGTGAGGCGGGGATCATCACTCCAGAGCAGTGGCGTGAGTGGTCGAACTTTATTTCGCGTTGCCCATCATGGTGAGGGTTGTATGAGGTACTTGGTAGCTGTGATCGCGATACTTGGTGGGCAGGCTTCCTTTCTTTGGGCGATCTTCGGCGGTACGAATTTTCGTGTTGAGAGTTGGCCGGTATTTCTCGGCGGCATTGCGCTGGCGAACGTGTGTGCGTTCATCGTGAAGGCATGCGACGACTAGCGTTAGGAGTGTCCCGCTCTTGCCTTGGCGGCGATGGTGGTGCGCTTGCAGGAAGGAAGGGGTTGTCGCACGGCTAGTGCGGCCAGCGGGACCGAGTAGCGGGTCTGTGCGAGGCCGTGTAGCGCGAGGCGCCGCCGGGGTGCTCCTCCCCTTTGCAAGCTTGCTTTTCGTGGCTTGTGCACCGATCCGGCGGGGATGGGCGGGTGTGTTGGGGCGGAGCCCTTGCCGAAGGGTGCGCAGCGCCCCGGCAAGGGCGGGCCGAAGGCCCGCCCTACTTGTAGTAATAACACTTAACGGAAAGAAAGGACGGAAAGCCAAGCGCGCTAAGGGTTCGCGGGCTGGCCGGCCAAAGAAAAAGCCCCGCAAGCGCGCCAACGCTTCGGGGCCGACACGGTAGCTCTAACGGTTGTACACCCTACCATGCGTGAAACTACGATAGCAGAAAACTATAACGACGGCCAAGCGTCCATTTGGGGGAGCGACGCGCATCGGGCGAGCGTAGAGGTTCGCAGGATCGAGCGCGAGGAATCCGACGCAGAGTTTTGGCCTGAAGGGCCGGCGCGTCATGACATGATCGCCAAGGTGCGGGCATTTGAAGACGGTAGCGTTGAGTTCAGTGGCTATCGTCGTACGGTTGTTCAGCGCTTGGGTGATCTGCGTAACCTGCCCCGCCGCGCACGCGGCGCGAAGCCCGAAACCGAGGACGATAAGGACGCTCGTGCTGCAAGCGTGAAGTCAGCCGCCAAACGGGCGAAACAGAACGTGCGGCTGCGCTGCAAGACGGCCCGCGTGACGCACATGATCACGTTGACTACTCGGGAGTGCATTACCGATCTGGAGCGTTTCCTGAAGCTCTGGGACGCATTCCGGCGCATCATGGCCCGCCATCGAGAGTTTCATTACATCGCTGTTCCTGAGCCACAGAAACGCGGCGCATGGCACATGCACGTTGCTGTCTCCGGTCGTGCTGCTCTAAACCTCGCACGCCGTGCATGGTTAAAGGTTGTCTGTGGTCGCGGCAAGGGCTATTGCCACATCCGCAACCCGCAGGGCGCGCACTTCGGCAAGCAATGGAAGCTTGACGCGTTGGCGAGCTATATCGCCAAGTACATCGGCAAAGAGATTGCCGATACGCGGTTCAATAAGAAAAAGTACTACACCAGTCGCGGCATCAACGTGCCTGAAGCTGTCGTCTATGCGATTGAAAGTAATCGTGGCGACTGCGCCGACGCCATCAAGGACGTTCTGACTACGCTCTGTGCGGAGTTCGATTTTGCGGACATTCGATGTTTTGTCGCACTTGACGGGTCATCTTATTTCGCTAGTGCGTCAAGAGCCGTTCAACTATAG